ATAGCCATTGGAAATCTTCACATAAATGCTGCCAACAGTAGCATGGACGCGCTCCACGAATCCGATGATAACCAGATGGTCTGGAGCCTGCGGCTGAGTTTCTGTGTATCCTCCGGCTGTGGATGGCGATAGGTATAAGGTAGCACCGGCAGTCAGGCCCAAGGTGTTGAGCTGATATAATGGCCCTTCGGTCAGAACTGTTCCCTCCGCTCCGATGGCGATGGTTTCGACCACAATTGCGAAGGTGTTCTTTGCCGTGTTTTCCGTGTTGGCCTGAGCTTTCTTGGCAGCTATCCGATTGCCTTGCGCACCGGAAATGTACACCACATCTCCCTTGACCAGTTGCACACCGGAATCATTGTAGATTCTGGCAAATGAATTCATGCCCACCTTCTGTGTAGCTCCTCCCTTCATCTGGAGCTGAAGAGTGCCATCTCCGGAATCCCAAAAGACAGAACCATCTGTGCCTGGTGTATTGGTCGGAGTATTGTCGAATTCCAGATTGCCCAATTGCACTCCGAATTCACCGAGATTCACATCGCCAGATGCACCGGAGTATGGAACACTATTGGATAATTGCGTCTGGATTGGAGCAGTCACACCGTCCAGGTATTGGAACTCTGTATTGCTGACAGTGCCATTGGCAATCTTCGAAGCATCAATTCCGGAAGGAAGGTCACCGGCTGCGATTGTCAGTGTGCCAAATTCAAGACCATCTGCTGTAGCATTTACTTTGACGAATTTTCCTTCCTGTCCTGAATAACTCGCAGGTACATCGCCCAAATCGATAAAATCAGCAGCACCGCCACCGCTACCTCCCCAATACTGAAGACTGCTCCAGGCTGTTGTGCCGTCCCCAATCTTGAATTTCCGTGTATCTGTTTCCGCTCCGAACTCCCCTTCTGCCAAGACCGGATTTGTCGCTGTCCATTGGGCAGCTGTTCCCCTGCGTAATTTTATGGTTATATAATTGCTCATTATGAAACACCTCCGTCAATAGTCAGTGAATAGGTTGAATTGTAGTATCCGCCATCAATAATCAGAATATCCTGGTCAATGTTGGGGAAGGCATAGTCATTGGATGGGACCGAGCAGAAGTCTCGCAGCACCGGCACACCTACCTCCAATCGGATGGTATATCCGGCCACCAGGTCACCATGCGCATCGTAGAATGGAAGTGCATCGTCATTGACCTGGAAGTTCACCCGACTATCCCTGTAGACATATTGCAGAGATGCAATGATATCCTCCAGAATCTGCAAGCTATCCGAAAGAACTTCCATCTGATTGGAAGAATCTTCGAATTGCCGATCCATTACAGAGATGACGAAAGAGAATGTCTTCTCCTTGTCATTGGCAGCCTGGTCAAAGAGCATTGTGGTGGTATCCGGAATGCAATACAGCATGGGATAATTGTCCATGCCGCCATCTGCGACTATGTCATATTCCGGCCCAAATGCGACTGACCGGATCATCCGGTGATTTTCACCGGCCCTTCTGATCGCTGCTATTATCTGATTGAGAGTCATTCAAAAATTGTCTCAGCTTGGCCTCATTTTTTGCGCGGAAAGTAATCCTTCGCAAAGTAGAAGCCGAGGGTTTGTCCGTCTTTATTGGGTTTGTCGATTGCATCTGCGTCTGGATTTTGCCATTTAGGATATAGCTCAGGGAATGTGCAGAGATACTTATTCATTCTCTCAATGAAATGGTCTCTCTTCTGCGCGTATCTCTGCTCAATCTTCACCATCTCATCCATGCTGATGGATGTCATGTTCTCGCCATCTCTTTTCAGGATAGATTTATTCATAAACTTATAGGTCAGCGGAAGGATGGCTTCATACAGCACCGAATACTTCAGCACCGGCTTGATATAGTCGTTGAGCAGTGTTGTGTTATTCGCACTCAGGCTGCTTGGAAACTGCGAGTATATCTCATCGTAAAGGTCACTGCCAATCGTGTCTCTGAGAGTCACTTCCTGCGCTTCCTGAAGTGACATCTGGATGAGCTTGGGATCCAGATTATCCTGGATTGGTGTGTTTTCCTTGATGTAAACGGTATCTATGAAATACTTGAAACTCATCGCACTGTCCTCCTATATAATTTTGACTCCCAAATATGCCTGCATTGTGGAACATGGGTAGATGTTCCCTTGATGGTTCGCCATCCTCCGCGCCTCTTCCATACATCATAGCCTAACTCCGCGCTCATTGCATCAATCTCTTCACGGCTGTATAGCTTCTTCTGGTCTTCGATCATGAACCGGCAGAATTCCCGCGATGTATCCAATAGCACAGGACCGGATATCTCCGGATCTTTCCCGTATTTATACAGCACAAAAATTTCCGTCTCCAATCCTCCTGAATCCACGATGGACCGCTCACCGGAATCAGTGATCTTGATTTCACTTGTATTCCATTCGATCAGACCGGAAGATTGCATCTGTTTCAGAACCTTGGCTGCGACAGTAGTTGAGATCTTAGCAGCCTTCGCCATCTCATCCAGGGTAGCCTTGGGATTGTCTCTGATCACAGCCACCAATCTCATCTCAGGATTGGTCAATTCCGCGAATGTCTCCGGCAATTCTTCGTATTCATCGGCATTTTTGCCATACTTGGCGAATACTGCCTTGTCTTTTTCATCATCCCACCCGAATGGGTTTTCAGCCGACATCGTAGTTGGGGACAAAATGTCTCCACCAGGCAGAGCAGGAAGACCGGCAAGAGAGCGAATCTCATTCACGGTCAATTTATTGATGACATTCTGAGCGACCACCGGAGTGAGTGAATTGATAGCATCGGCCAATTGCTGTGCTGCTCCAAGATCGACAGCGGTTTCCGCAGGCAGACCGAGATTCTCGCGCACTTCTTCACGGCTGATGACCGATGATTTGAACAATTCCACCGCGTCATCGCCTGCCGGTTCAGCCGGAACAGTCACCAATGTGCCGGTATTGCCCATGGCATTGAACATCATGGTAAATGTGCGATCCATCTGCTCTCTTTTAGGAGCGACATAGCTGCGATCGAACACCTCATAAGCCTGCTTTAATTCATTCCGTCCGCCCAATGCACCTTCTACGCGAACACCGAACAGCATAGGAGATGTAACCCGATGGGCATAGAAGATATTGTCTCGCACAGTCTCAGACAATTGCAGATACTGTTTGTCGAAGTCACCCGGCATCAGGTCCACCACCTGTAGTGGGTCTTCCCCTTTCTCCATCCAACTAATCAGAACGCCATTGGCATTCTCTGTGCCTGTAGTATTGGCCTTGAATTTCCGGTCAAACTCTGCCTTGATATCTTCGGTTGGCTCTCCCTTGAATATCTGAATTATCTTGCCAAGGCTGAATCCATTGGCGATGTTGTTGTAGTGAAAGTCTGAAATCTTGGTATCAATCTCAATGTACGTTCTCGCAGGATACCAATCGGGAAGGGGATAGACTCCTTCACCGGCTCTGTATTGTTTGAACCACAGCACCTGAGTGCCACCTGGTTTCTCCGGATTGAAGGCAGGGAATTCCAATCGGTCTGCCTTCCGGTCTGACCAATCCTGGCTGAACCATATCTTGGTAGCATCAGCATTCACACGGCACTTGTCGAATGGCAGGTGATACCATCCGATGACCCGTGTACCCGGTACATTCCAGATGGCCTGCATGGCATAGCCTCCGAAATTCTCAAGATCCACAGCGCACTTGTATTTAACATCTTGCCAAGACTCATATGGATTGGCATAATTGAGTGACTGCTTCGCGCCCACCTGTTCAGACAGATTGCCTTCCGCGATGACATCGGTATCTTTTCCTGCGATGAAATGTGCCTTCTGCGTCACAATTGCATTGTGAAGTGAGGAGCTGTTGTATAGATTCAGGATGACAGCCGGAAAGTCATTCTTCTGCCCGTATGTATACCATTCCTGTCCTCTTGCCTCCTTGAATTGTGGAGGAGGAGCGACCGCGAAATTGATGCGCTGTAAATCGATCTTCATTTTATTTTCAATATGCCGGTTTCTGCCACCTGATTGGCGAGTGATGGATTGGTATTGCTGCTGCTGCTCTGAGCATAGATGGTATATTCATACTCACCTTTCTCCCATGTGCTGGATGTGGCTGTGGTGATGATGAATTCATTGTACCTGGTAGGGAATGAGCTGATATCGGTGACAATTACATTGTAGGTGATGTCCCTTTCTTCCCGATTGTTCAGGGACAGCAGGAAATAGTACGGAGGAGACAGCGTGACCTTCTCTGTGGCCGTGACCAATAGTGTGCTGCTCGCTGTCTTATCTATGATCTGCATCTATCTATAATGTACCATCACCATTTTTGTCCGAACTTTGCATTATGAATATGCCGAAATCGTGGAATCAAGTCACGCTATCGCAGCTCTATGAGCTTGACCTACTCAGACAGCGCACAGATCTTGATGCCGAAGAGCAGATGAACCAAGTTCTATCGGTTCTTTCCGGCACATCTATAGAAGACATTGAATCCATTCCACACAATGAGCGCATTGCCATCTACAGCCGGATGGATTGGTTGGGTCAGTATCCGAATACAAAGCCTAAAAAGCGAAGATTCAAGATTGGAGGGAAGACCTATCGAATAGTTTCCAATCCCGCCAACATTTCAGCCGGTGAGTATGCGACACTTCAGGTGATTGCCTCGGATGGGAATTTCATCAAACACATCAATCAGATTCTTGCCTGTCTCCTTGTGGAGCAGAAGAGACATTGGTTCGGATGGGAAGATGTTAGGTATGATAAGTCACGCAGTAGCGAAGAATTTCACCGTAAGTCACGAATAATCATGCAGGAATTGTCGGTCGGTCAGGCCTATCCTTACGCGCTTTTTTTTTCGAATCTCTTGCCGGAGTTATTGCAAGCTTCCCAAACCTTTTTCCTGAAGACGATGGAGGATCTGAAGAAGGAAGTACTG